ATGTGTTCGCTGTTGGACCGCATTGAAATGGTGGCTAATGATTTGTCGACCACTGTTCCCGAAGTCTTAGTAATTAGCACGTTAGCCCAAGGACGTTTCGCTCTTGCCGAGAAGCATGGCCTCAAGGTCGTGCCTATGGGAACGCAAGCAGGGGGCATCCAGTAATGGCCCCCAAGCGCAAATCCAGCCCCGGCTACTCCTTCTACGCGGCCCACCCCGTTGTGGAAATTGTCGATGATGAAAATGGTCGTCCTGGGTTCATGGATTTATATGATGAAACCGACGACACCGGAACGGCTGACGACCTAGGCGGGCGAAGGGTGAAACCGACCCGCTGGCTGGAAATGGTGAGGGTGGAGGCGGCGGAATGATGACACCGGAAAAAATAGCAAAGCTGAAATTTTATAATTCACGAGTGCAAGCCATCACTGAAGCCATCAAGACTGAGAGAGAAACGTGTGCAAAGGTGGTGGAAATGCAAATTAGCCCGCATGAAGATTGGGTTGATCGCGACAAGACAGCCACCGCTATTCGGGCTCGGGGGACGGAATGAGCGCGCCACATGGATATGGCCCACCAGAAAAAGTGGACACGAGCGACCTTGTGAAGCGGTTGCGGGAGATACAGGGCTGGCGAGGCTTTGTGGATGTTTCGGAGATAACAGATGATGCCGCCGACGAGATCGAACGACTGGAAAAAGCCCACGCTATCCAAATGGATCAAGAACGGCACCTGTTGAAACGCGGAGAACAAATGGAGGCCGTCGTCGAGGCGGCGCGGGAACTGCCTACCAGAGTTAATCAGTTGCTCTTATGGCTTGCAACGGGGGCAACAGACCCAGCAGATATTAAAGCCCTCAAAGATATGTTGCATGAAGCTAACTTGACGCTCGTTAAAGCCCTCAAAGAATTGGAGGAATAATGGACGCTCCGATGCGAAAATGTTGCGACAAGCGACACTGGGAATCCGAGTGGGAATGTCCGAATAAAGACCCGGATGAATCCAGATCGGATTTCACAATCGTCGAGCAACCTAAGCCGGTCCATGTGATTACAGCCGCTCCAAAGGCCAAGATCGTCAACAAAAGAACCCACGGTAGAAAGCGCAAACGTAAAACTCTTGTGTTCGATCCCATACTGGACCGCAAAGGCTCGACAGCAACGGATTTATCCAAACGGACCATGCGCTCCAGGCGTAGAAGAGAAGAATATTATCGTGAATACATGCGTCTTTTTATGCAAAGATATAGGAAGAAAAAGATCGCCGAAAGGCAGGCCAAAGAAGAAAAGGTTGACTAACACAGCCAGATCGTTTATGTAATTAAAATAAGGTAATTTCATGTCTAAAGAACCTATTTTGACACCCATCGAAAATCCCTGGATCGTCGTCCATCAACCGGGCGGCAACGGTGAGGAATTGATCACCATTTTGGGCGGCATGGAAGGGGCGAATCACAAGCATTTCTCTATCGTTCTTGCCGATGTAATTCAAATCGTCGCCAACCACTTCGGAGTCGATCTACAGGAAGTTCTTAACGATATTTCAGAGGAAATGGACAATCCGACAACGAAATTAGTGAACCACAAAATTCAATAAATCTCCCCACCGGGAGAGGGGGGCGGTGCAGTTGTATCCCTTGGTGGCTATCCCAGGACACTAGGGGCACCGTCCCCACATTTAAGGAATTGTAATGAGCGATATAGGCATAGGCGATAAGGTGGTTTGCATTGATGTGATTGGATTTGATCGTTCGCCAGCACCTCATAAGCCCAAACTGGACGAAACCTATAAAGTTCGCTCGGCTTTTGAGTATCACGGGTTTGTATATTTGCGTTTTAATGAAATCATCAATCCAGACCAGCCGGATCACCGGCATGGAGGCTTTTGGATAGAAGAGGCTTTCGGAATCTCGTATTTCCGTAAAGTCATCGAAACCGACATTTCGATCTTCCGGCGCATCGCGGCCAAACCAAAGGAGCCTCTTTTGGTATGACAAAACGGCAGAAAGAATTCTACGATTTCATCCGCATCTATTGGCAAATTCATGGCCAGTCCCCGACGTATCGAATAATAGCTTCCGGGATGAATGCCCGAGTTAGCTTTGCTCATAGAACCGTCCAAAGACTCAAAGAACAAGGCTGGCTGCGTGTCACTTTTCACAAATATCCGGCGACGATCATTCCCATGATTCCTAAAATTTAAGGTGGAGATATTTAATGATTCTCACTGAAGAACAAGCCAAGAAAAAATGGTGTCCGTTCGCGATGGTGCCAGAACACAATGAGCAAAGTGATCCAAGCCGCAACAGATGGGCTAGTGGGGATCAATTGAAAACAGCCAATTGTATAGCCTCCATGTGTATGGCGTGGCGGTGGGAAATGACACCCAATGAAGCATCTTCAGCAACTAACGCCAAACAAATAAAAATCCAAGGCACCGGCTACTGCGGCCTAGCGGGGAAAGGTAATGACTGAATATGTAGCCTATTACAGAGTTAGTTCGCAATCTCAAGGACGCTCCGGACTCGGCCTGCAAGCCCAAAAAGCCGCTGTAACTCTGTTTATCGGCGGTCAGAAGCCGATTGGCGAATTCGAGGAAGTCGAATCAGGCCGCCGCAGGACCAGACCGGAGTTGACCAAGGCCCTGGCTCTTGCGGTGTCGAAAAATGCGACATTGATCACCGCAAAATTGGATAGATTGTCTCGAAACGCCCGGTTTTTGCTCGAAATACTTGAATCCGGCGTCGAAATCGTCTTTTGCGACTTTCCCGACATGCCAAAGGGTCCGATGAACAAGTTTTTCCTGACAATGATGGCGGCGGTCGCCGAATTGGAATCAGGGATGATTTCAGACCGCACCAGGGCCGCTCTAAGAGCCGCCAAGAGCAATGGGGTCCAATTAGGCACCGCTGGCAAAGCCCTGGCCGCTAAGAACCACCAGCAAGCCCTGGAACGGGCTCTAGTGATAAAACCAAAGATAATCTCGCTACAACGCAAAGGAATCCGATCAGCCAAGGGCATAAGCGCAATTTTCAACGCCAACGGTGTAAAAACTCTAAATGGCGGGCCTTGGCATCCCACTACGGTCCAGAGAATACTCAATAGATTGGAAACTTAAAATGCCGGAAATAATCAACAGAAACCTATTCTATCACATTGATGAATGTGAATTAGATATAAGAGTTGCCGCAGCCCTTAAAAATAGTGACCTTCTATTTTTATATGAAGTTACACAAACAACAAAAGAACATCTTTTAAGTATTCCTAATTTTGGCAAAATATCACTTCAGAAATTGGAAATTTTTCTTTATCAGTTAGATTTGGAACTTGAAATGACTTTACCGGGCATTTGCGGTTATGACGAAAGGTTCATTCATTTGGCGCAGGATGCTATCCAATCGAATTACCGAATAAAGGAAACCCTAACCGATGTTTTAAAAGATTTAAGAACGCTGATAGACCTGAACCAAAAGGTTTTAACCAGATTGGAAATTGGATGACCAAGAAAATCGCCCTTGTCGGCACCGCACCATCTTGGAAAGACGCCCCATTCAAGGATAAAGACTGGGATATTTGGTCCTGGAACTTAACCGGGATAAAATTGGAGCGTTGGGACGTTCTATTTGAGATTCACCGGAGATTTGTCAAATCCGACGACGATTATCTGAATAATCAGCTTCCCAAGGTGAAACCGCCAAAAATCGTATTTTCGATCATTCCATTCAAGCAATGCCCGGCAAATCGGCTTCTCCCGTGGAAAGAACTGAAATTGGAATGGGGCCAGATTTGGCTGTCGTCCTCGATTGCCGTCGCCTTCGCGGTTGCAATAGAGGAAAAACCTGATGAAATCGGACTATGGGGATGCGATTTCGAGAGTCTGGAAGAATACATCGTTCAATTTGCCGCGATCAGGCATTTCATGTGGATTGCCGAGGATCGGGGCATCAAAATAAGAATGCCCGACGATTGCTTGCTTCTCAGGGAGCCGAACCCCTATCCAGACCGCTTTGAGACAATCCAGGCCCTCGTTTTCGAGCGCAAGGCCAAGCATATTCAAGGGTTGATCCATGAAGTCGAGTCCAAACTGGACCATCACAAGTCACTTGCTTTTGGCACGATGGCCGAAATCGAGACAATGGAGCGGTATAACGCCCCGAAAGAAGACATCAAACAAGCCAAAAAAGAAGCCCATCAGCACATTATCAATCAGATCGTCGTCAACAACAATCTCCATCGTTTGAAGGGCGAGTTGTTCGCCACTCAACATTACCGACGACTCTTCGCCTGGAACGTGCTACCACCTGAACTTGGAGAAGAAAGCAATGCCGACATCGAAGATTGCGGCCCGATTTAAGCCCTTGCCGCCAGGGTGGCCCGGTTCCCATACGGGCCTTTGAGCGGATGCGGATTAGTCGGCGAGTGCCGCACATTGAAAAAACCTCGACAGCCGGTGGGGCCGCTTGATTCCTTTCAGCCCGCGACCGGCATCATTATGGAGCGGCAGCGTGGAAAGCAGACATGCACGACCCGTAGTGTGGCTTCTGAGGGCGTCTTGCGCGGAAGCCTGAGACACCAAGCAAGAGCCGGATTAGCGCCCGGCCCGCTCCACCCTTGACATGGAATATTAGTTATTCTACAAGGTCTTCATGGCGCTCTTAGCCTATACTAGACCAAGAGAGGAAAGGCGGGCCGAAAATCATCTTAATCAGCAGGGATTTACGACATTTTTGCCCCTATGCCGAACGCCACGCGGCACTGATAAAACCCCGTTGTTCCCCCGTTACCTGTTCCTCTGGATGCTAGAGGACAGCCGGTGGCAACCCATTTCCAGCACTCCAGGCGTCAGCTATCTATTGACTAATGGCGATAAATCACCATCGATTCTTGACGATTCGGTGGTTGATGAAATCCGCGCCCGTATGAAAAAAGACGGTGGAGCCATTGTTATACATGGAGAAACCGTTCAGGACCGCCAATTTCAGCCAAATCAAAAAATACGGATAGTCGGCGGCGCTTATATTGGTTTCGACGGCCTGTATTGCCAAAGACAGGGTGACAGGATAATTGCGTTGCTTAATATGTTTGGCCGGAAAGTTAAGGCCAGCATACCGGAGCGCCATGTTGCTTGACAGTTGATAATACTTTCTGGTAAAGATTTATCGTTCTCCACTCCCAGGGGTTGATTTACGTCAACTGCCCTGCGGTAGCATCTTCCCCCACATTTCAAGGACCATCATGGCCCGTCACAACGATCCGATAACTCGTAAGGAAAAAGATATTTTTCTCGACGTTTACCGGAAAACGCGGTCGCAAGCGAAGGCGGCGGTGGCGTCGGGACGTACCTATTCCGGGTTTTTCAGTCTACGGAAGGCTAATGCCGAATTTCGGGCCGAATTTGAACTAGCCCGTGCGGAAATCTTTGAGAAACTTGAGGAAGAACTGATAAGACGCGGCTATGAAGGCGTTGAGACTGGGATATTCTACCAAGGCAAAGTAATCGCCGTCGAGAGGAAATTCGATACCAAGGCAATGATCTTTCTACTCGAACGCGGCTGGCCGGAACGCTTTGCTCCAACAGTACGCAACGAGATCACCGGCAAGGGCGGCAAAGATCTGATTCCTGACACCCAGGTATCCGCCAATGAGATTGCCCGTCGTGTAGCGTTTTTGTTGCAGAGAGGCGTCGAGCCCAAACAACCCATCAATGAAGACGAAAAACCAAGGAAAAAGAAAGTCAGTTGACCAGAACAATTTGCGTGGTGTGGTCTAGCCGCGCTGATCTTGCGCCCCTAGAACCCGTAATGGCGGCGCTTCAAAAAACCTCAAATATTGAGATTTGTACTCTAGCACTTCCTGGAAATTTTGATTCCTTGGCTGGATATGCAAAATCAGCTTTCGCGGCATCGGAAAGGTTTGCTAAAAGCAATTATGATCTTTTGCTGGTTCTCGGCGACCGATATGAAATCCTGGCCGCTTGCGGGGCCGCTACAGTAGCCGGAATTCCGATAGCGCATATACACGGCGGCGAAGTCACCGAAGGATCATTCGACGACGCGCTTCGGAATGCGATCACTCAGCTTTCCCATATACATTTCGTTGCCACGGATGATTCCAAAAATCGTCTGATCCGTATGGGCGAGGACAAGACCAGGATTTACAAGGTCGGGGCTCCCGGGTTGGATAATCTGGTTCCGATTTTGGAAGAGGGGCCGCGCAATTCTGAAAAATATTTTGTTGTGACATATCATCCTGAAACATTGGGCGGGGTTCCTGGTCAGGCCGACATTTACGCTCTGGTCGAGGCGCTTAAATCATTTTCCGATTATGAGGTCTACTGGACCGGCGTCAATAATGACCCCGGCGGTGATGCAATAAGGGAAAGAATTGAAGAAAGCGGGATCGGCCACGAAGTTAATTGGCCCCCCGAAGGTTATCTTCGCCATTGCCGTCACGCCGCCTGCGTAATTGGAAATTCCAGTTCATTCATTATCGAGGCCCCCAGTCTCGGAGTTCCTTCAGTTGATATTGGCGACCGACAAAAAGGGCGTCAACGAGGTCCGTCAGTGATGAATTGCCGGGCGTATACAGGAAATATTGTTAGAACAATTAAGTGGGCTTTATATTATAGTCGTTCATTTGAAAATCCTTACGGCCAACCCGGCGCATCGGCCAAAATCGCTGAAATCCTCGCTACCCAATCTTTCGCCGACATCCTGAAGAAAAAAGCCGCATGACAATCTGCATCATCGGCAAGGGCGGCCATGCCCGGGTTCTGACTTCTTTGATCGTTCCTGGCATGGATTTTTACAATATTACAACCGACGAAGAACCAAAGCCAGACGATGACCTTCTGAACGGCATCGGTGACATCAAAATCCGCCGCAAGGTCTTCAAAGATTATGGGGCGCGGCGGTTCATGTCCGTGACTCATAAATCCGCCGTCCTTACTCCAGGATCAGAATTCGGTCTTGGAGTTCAGATCATGGCCGGTGCCTTCATTGGACCAAATTGTACCATTGGGAACAATGTAATTATCAACACCGGAGCCCAAGTCGATCACGATTGCATCATTGCCGATCATGTCCATATTGCGCCGGGTGCTATCCTTCTAGGCGGTTGTCAAATTGGCGAAGGTGCTTTCATCGGTGCCGGTGCTATTATTATCGAGGGGAAGAAAGTCGCGCCAACCCGCTTCATCAAGGCCGGAAAAGTCTACCAATGAATGAAATTTTGGTCTTATTTGTCGCCTTTGGATTTATAATTTTAGGGTCTTTGTTGGGATTTGTCATCGACGGGCCTGATGATGATTGATCTTTGGAGCCCCGAGGTCGAAAACCGCATCCGGGATGAAGCATGTTCAATTGATGAACAGACCGGGCCTAAAAAAGTTTTCTTTTGCAAAACTTGTGTAGTAAGCAATCAAAGGCCACGGATTGTCTTTGATGACAATGGGGTTTGTTCCGCTTGTCGGTACTCCGAATATAAGCGTTTTAGAATTCCCTGGTTTAACCGGGGGAAGTGGCTTAAAAAACTTTGTGACAATCACCGCCGAAGCGATGGTTACGATGTGATCATCCCATGTTCTGGCGGTAAGGATTCCGCCTTCGTCGCCCACACTTTGAAACACCAATACAAAATGCACCCGCTTTGCGTAAAGTGGGCTCCCTTCATGTATACCGATATTGGATTTCAAAATTTTCAAAGTTTCATTCAAAGCGGTTTCGACTGTCTGGTGGCGTGGCCGAATGGGCTGATCCATAGAAAATTGGCCCGACTTTCATTTGAATACCTTGGCGATCCCTGGCAACCATTCGCCTTCGGACAACTCTGCTATCCGATGCGGATGGCTCGTCAATTCAATATTCAACTGGTCATGTTCGGGGAGAACGGAGAAGCCGAGTATGGCGGCGATCCAAGCGCAAACGACAAACCCCGTTGGGACACCAAGGACTGGGACCGGGTTTATCTCAAGGGAGCCAGTGTTCAGAAACTTATTGAAATCGGCCTTGAAATCGGCGCATTGACCAAGGATGAAATACGCGAGATCAGCCCCTTTTATACCCTGCCGCCGATGGAATTCGATAATATCCAGGAATTCCACTGGCTTGGCTATTACCTAAGATGGCACCCCCAGAGCAACTATTATCACGCAGCGGAACACCACCTCTTTGAGGCCAATCCAGAAGGCCGGTCAGAGGGTACGTACTCGAAATACGCTTCCCTTGACGACAAAATGGACGGGCTTCATTTCTATCTGTCTTACATAAAATTCGGCATTGGGCGTTGCACTTCAGATGCCGCGCATGAAACGAGAGATTTGGATATAACTAGGAAAGAAGCTGTTGCTCTCGTAAAAAGATATGATGGCGAAATTCCACATAAACACATGAAAGAGTGCCAAGAGTACTTAGGGGTCAGCAATAATCATTTTTAGAAAGTCGTGGAGAGATTTAGACCGCCGCATATTTGGTTGCATGATAATGGTTCTTGGGAGTTAAGAAAAACCGTTTGGAGGGACACCCCACGCGGTCGTGTCGCATGATCAACGATAAGACCATCCTTGCTATCATCCCGGCTAGGGCTGGCTCAAAACGACTTCCTGGGAAGAATATGCGGCCTCTTCATGGAAAGCCGATGGTTCTCTGGACCGTTGAGGAAGCAATTAAAAGCCAATATATTGATACCGTGGTTGTGACCACCGACGATCAGGCCGTCATCAAAGCGGTGAAATCCTTTAATATCCAGGTTCTCGACAGGCCCCCCGAACTGGCGGCTGATGAAAGCCTAATGTATGAGACAATTTTTCATGTATTGGAGTATTTCGAGCCGCACGATTATACGATGTTACTTCACCCAACATCCCCTCTACGCATCGTTGATGATATTGATGGCTGTATTCTAACGTGCGTTCACTCACATGCGCCATCCTGCGTCACAGTCGATGACAGAGGCCCGGACGCAAACGGAGTGGTTTATTTTGCATGGACGACATGGCTGAGAGAAATGCAGATGTTCGACAGCGGAAGGGTGGTTTGCTATCGGATGCCAATAGAGAGGTCAGTGGATATAAACCAGATGGAGGATTTTCTGGAAGCCGAGCGGCTTCTATCGTCGAGGCCGTCAGGACAGTCGTTAAAAGAGCCTGTAAACTCCACTCTCCCCTAATCGGAAATTCAGAGTCGATGGCTGTCAAGTCAGCCGTTCAATCTGGCTGTGTCACACACGGTCCTCATGTTGAACGCTTTGAGAAGACCGTCGCCAGGTGCATGGGCGCGAAGTATGCTGTCGCCTTGTCCAGCGGAACCGCCGCCCTGCACCTATCCCTCTTATCGGCAGGCGTTAAGCCCGGAGATAATGTTGTGGTCCCGGGCTTTAGCTTTGTCGCCGTGGCGAACGCCGTCAGCTATTGCGGCGCGATTCCGAACTTTCTCGATTGCGACAAATACGGCGGGCTCAGTCCGACTCGTTTAAACGATTGGCTCATACGGCCTGACACCGCGCCGATTAGGGCCATAATCGCCGTCCATAATTTCGGCCACCTTTGCGACATGGACGAAATCTGCAAAGTCGGAAACAAATATTCAATTCCTATAATTGAGGATGCTGCCCAAGCACTGGGGGCTCTCACCACCGTCCGTGGTCATACCGCCGCCATCAGCTTCAATGGCAACAAGGTCATCACCACGGGCGGCGGCG